CTGGCGACCTGTCTGGTGCGCCGATACTTCGACGACGACGAAGTTGCGGAGGCTGTGATCGGTAGCGCCCGCCTCGAAATTCTCGAGACCTTCGCAGATGATGCGGCGATGTCTGACCTGATCAGACAGTTCGATGGCGATCTCCAGGGTCGCCCGCCGTGGTTGGTCACTGTCGAGGGTTCCCTGTCCCTGATCGAATCCATGTCGATCGACTTCCTGGTCGAATGCCTGGTCGTCACCCTACACGCTGAGGTTCTGCGTGGTGGCTGGAAGAATGAAATGGCGAGGGCATTGGTTGGCCTCGTGCAGACAATCATAGAGCGAGCGGAGGATGGAAATGAGTAGGTCCGACTGGTCGAGAGCGAAGAAGCGGAGGAAGGAAATGACAAGCCAGAGGCGGGTATCAATCGATGAGGCGGCGGCGGAGAACGATACTCCTCGCAACATCGTAATCTTCAATGATACCTGTGTGCAGAAGGGTCGGCGATGGTCTTCACCAGACGGTGATTCCGACTGGCCAGTCGAGTGGGAAGTCGAGACTTTTCTAGATGCCTACGGGGATCGTTTCCCGAGCGGCGATGTCGATGTAGTCACGGTGGGGAGGTAGCCATGGCAACCAATCGACCCACTGTCCAGGAGATCGCCCTCGCTGGCGTGCTGGCCGTCTGGTTCACCGTATGGCTGGCCGTCTGGTTTCTAACTTAGCCTTTTGTGTCGGCCCGGAGGGATCCACATCGGTGGGCCTCCGGGCTATTTTTTCGCTCGCCTGTTCTGCTATTATCCCTAGATTTTCGCAAGTCCATTATCATGGATCGCTCTTCCGAGGATGTAAGCCATGATGCCGTTGGCACTCAGATCGACTTGACCTGAAGACAGACCTACAGACTCACCGAAAACCACGATCCCGACGAGTAGCAACAATGCTTGCGCTTTCCTCGACACCAGGAAATCCTTTAGAAACTGCATTCAGCGCACCTTTCTCTTCTTCGCACTCGCCACCCATCCGGTGATCCCTGCGAGACATCCGACAATGATTTCCCGCCACGGTGACGGGAGTAGTGGAACCGAATCTCGAACGACCGCACCAGTATATTCGCCAGCGGTTTCCAGGTTCGCATCATCGGAGATTGCACGGGTGAAGCCATCCCAGAACGCACATCCGGAGACCGCAGCGAGCAGCACCACGATCAAAATCAATCCACGCATCACAGCCTCCCTTTCATTTCTTCGATGTCCTTGCGGCATTCTTTCACCTCGGATCTGGTCGTCCTGACCTCGTGCGTCAGGTTGCTCAGTACCTGGGAAAGGTTGTGGATCGAATGATTCAACTTCCGCATCTCATTTTCCAACTGCGTGATGGCCTTCGTTGACTCGATCAGCCAGGCCGCCTTGCTTCCGTTTTCTTTGAACTTCATCCCGCCGAGAAATGCGAAGACCTCACGCACCAACAGGAGGGCGAACACGCCAACGATCCCGATCGATGCCCAGGGTGGATCCTCCATCATTACGGGCCAGTTGCCGAGAAGGTCACGGTGCCCGCTGAATCCACCAGCAGATATCGAGTGCCGCTGCCTGGGAGTTCGGTGGAGTTCGGGAGCGTCAAGGTGTACGAAGCGGTCAGGCTCGCCGGGCCGATGATCTTCACCGTGTTGGTTCCATCGCTGGCAACCGGGCCGCTCTGACCCTCGAGCCAGTGCATCGGGATCCATCCACTGTTCGCAGCGTTCCGGATTTTCAATGTGTTGGCGCTGGTCGTAGTGTCGAGCCAGGGCTGCCACGGTTCCGGTGCAGTCGGCGCAGTCGCTGCGTGTGACATCCCGAGGAGTAGATCGAATGCGGTGTTCAACTTCGCCACGGAATCGGCGAGCGTGTCACTGCTGATGACGGGTGAGTAAGCCATTAGCCTTCGACCACCAGAACCAATTGCGACAATGTGATTACCTGATCCGCATTGCTAGGATTGAAGATCACGATCACCTGAATCTCCTTGAAGGTCGTGGCGACTTTGCGAGCGGTCAGTGGCCGCCAAGCGGACCACGATGCAATACTACTTGTTCGTGTACTAAACTGGATCGACACCGCTGTGTTCCACTGACTCGGATCAGCGTATCCGCTCCAGGTGTTCCCCACCGCTGTCGTACTCTGCCAGGATGAAGGAAACGATTCCCATGTGTAGTCCTCGAATTGAGCGTGGACGATTGCCCCGATTCGGTAGGTCGCCAGTGCCCCCGTGTCGAATGCTCCGGTCTGTAGTTTCGCCTGTGTCCCCGGCGTGGTTATCTCGTATGTCCGAACCGCTGTCAGTGTCATGTTGCTCGGTGTGGAGCCGCTCCAGTTGCTGGCGCTGAAGTTTTTTATCTGAGTAGTGCCACCAGTCCAGGCCGCCAGCGAGTTCGCCTCAGTGGCGATGGCTACGCTTCCGCAATACCCCGCACTCGTAACCCCTCGCACCATGTACTTCTCGGTCAGCCCGCTCGAGAGTGTCGGACACCATTCCCCGGTTACCAGTTTCCGATCATTGGTGGTTCCCACTGCCTGGCTCCCCACCCAATCGAGACCACGCCGCACCTCGAACCTGTCCACGGTCTGGCTCGGCGAGTCCCATGAGATCTCGAGCAGGTCATCGTCCTGTGTGAGCGTCACGCCTGTAGGTGCATCTGGGATTGTTCGCATCCCTGAAGCCACGAAGGTGATCGGCGTGGTCGCTGTCGGCTGGAGTTGTGCGCCAGTTGGCGACACCGCTGTAACTGCGATCTGCTGCGAGACTCCAGCGGCGAATGGCAATGTCACCTGGCTGGCGGGCCAGGCCACCGTCATCTGCAATGAATACCTCGCCGCAGAGTTCGCTCGAGTCCAGACCAGGGCACTGCCGATCGCCGTGTCATCGGGATACTGCCAGGAGATGGCCGCCTGGATCTCCTCGGTGCGTAACTCCACGGCGGTCAGGTACAGGACTTCCCCCGGAGTGCTATCAGGGTCGAGGATGTCCACGAAGGTCGAGGCCGCCGCCACGATGCCATCATCGTGAATGTCGGGCGAGTAAACCATCCCCTCGATCTTCCGGCTGAGATCCCCGGTCGTGGTGATGGTCGAGATCACGATCTCCTTGCTGTGCGTTTCGTATGGCCCGAGCGTGTACAGATCTCCGGCTGCGGGCTGCACGGTCCAGGGCGCACTCACGGACAGCGATGCCCCGGCGGCATACGCCCCTGCGGCGCTGGAGATCGTCCTGGTCTCCCTCGAATCATCCCCACCACTGCGAACCAGGATGGTGTAGTCCGTGCCCGCCTCGAGGACCACAGCCCTGTCCAGGGTGATGGCTGAAGAACCGCCGCCAGTGGCCCGGCCACCTTCTCCCCACCTCGGGATGTCGTGCTGGATTTGCACGAGGTCGCCAGGCTCGCAAGCCACCGCATCGATGTCTGCATCGAAGGTCACCACCTCGCCGAGTTTCTCGATGTTCATTCTGAATCTCGCCTCCCTGAGGGCTTGCGATTCCCTGGTCACCCCTGGTAGCTCGAGCCGAATGACTCGCTGCGGGAGGAGCGCCGCCACCGCATCCGGGTCATCGATCCCGACCACATCGACCTGATAATTGTTCGAGGCGTTCAGGAACTGCACATCGACTCGGGTGGGCCGCTCGAGGCGGCTCGTATATGACTGGCTCCAGGATCCGCTGATGATGTTTCCCATGTTGAACATCTGCGAGGGTGTCCGGCTCCGCTCGAATTTCACCTTGATCAACTCGCCGACAGTGAAGAGCGTGGCCCGAGCAGTGGCGCACACGGTCAGGGCGGCTTCCCAGGCCGACACGCTGCCGTCGAATACGCCATCCCAGATCGCTCGCTTCTCGCTTCCACCTTGCCCATCGTCCACCAGTTCATCGCACCAATCGGCCCAGTCCTTGAATGACTGTAGATCGATGTTCGTGGAGTCCACCCAGTTCCCGATGCCGTATCGATTGTTCGTCAGTAGGTCGTACACGATCCAGGCCGGATTGTCGTAGGGTGACGCATCGATGAAGAATGGCGTGGTCAGGCTTATCCCATCCCACTTGGTGAATTTGCGCCCTGTCACCTTCGTGATGACATTTGGAACTGCCGAGCCGTTGATGCTGCTGTCGCTGTCGATCTGCAATCGCACGATTGCCATGTTCGGGTAGGTGTAGACCTGATTCTGGATCTCCACCACGCTGTCCAGGCGTGTCCGGTATCCGTCGATGTCCTCGTCCACGCTTTCATGGTTCAACTCGAAGAGGTAGGTGCCCCTGTCGGCGAGTAATCCCGGAGCAGTCATGGCGACATCGATGCTGTAAAGGAATGGCCCCACCTGCTCGGCGGTGATGACCACTGGAGTCGTCACGCTCCACACGATGATCGGGTTCTCGTCGATGTCCACCTCGCTGGTGTTTCTGTATCTGTACCCGAGCGTCACGGTGCGAGCGACCACGCCGCTGGTGCCTGAGGTGTACAGCCCTTCAGGGAATAGAACATTGATCCGCACCTTGTCCACATCCGTGGTGGTCGTGTACGAAATCGGAGCGCCAGGTGATTCCCCACCGTCAACATCTCCGCCGCTTACCCCGGACGATGTGCAATTCGTCATCGTCAGTACAGCCGTCCCTGTTCCCCATCTGGTGGTGATGGTTCCACTCGTCAGAACCTCATCCAGATTTGAATCCGCTGATACCGAGTGAACACGAATCCACCCGCCTGACCAACTCCCCTGGAGGACCACCGCTGTGCCTGTGATGCCATTCGATCCCGTGACCAATGCGCCGACTTGTGCATTTGATTGTGGCGACAATGTGCCAGAGATCTCGTACCAGGGCGATGTGATGAACCCCCCAGGCGGCAGGTCAATGCCCACCGTCTGCGTGGTGCGTGTGCCGTCACTCGCCAGGGCTGTCTGCGTGTTTGTTCCCAGGTTGCTGGTAACAGTGGCGAGACCAGCCGCATCATTCCCATTGATCGTGATGCTGTTGATCGCTGAGATCTCGCCCTCGCAAAGTCCGATGGTCAGGTCGAGCGATGACCCGTATGGATTCCCTGACGATGCCGGGTTGTTCCCGATCAGGTCCATCTCCAGAACATTCCCAGCGATCGGATGCGTGCCGTATGCGATCTTGATTGGTAGTCCTGCTGCGGCTGTCTGCTGTAGATTCTGGAATGTATAAGTGCTTGATGATGGACTCTCGAATCCCTGGACCTCGGGCACGCCGAGGATCTTGCTGGCGACATAGTTAGTGCCCATCGAGATGGCGATCCACTTGACGGCTTTCAGGAACCATTCCCCGATTTGTACCCAGTTCTCAGGTAGCGGAGTGAAGATCGCCTGGCTGCCATCTTTAACTTCATGGGCTGACCAGTCCGCCGGGCGGATGGTCTTCCCGTTATGGATACACGCCCAGGATGCACCATCGGCGGTGTCGCTCGGAGCGATCTGCTCGATGGTGGTGCCAACCTCCACCAGTTCTGCCTGGCGGCTGGCCCATCGCAGCGGGAACAATGAATCGAGGCGGCAGACTTCTATTCGATCCATGTGATCACCTCCACGGTCTGCTGCGCAACTTTCTGATAGGGCAACACATGAACACCGATGGCTCGAGTGGATTGAATGATGATGTTCTTCCCGATGTGTACGGCGACATGCGTGGCTCGAGGATTATCGCTGTGGGGATTCCGCATGATCAACAGGTCGCCCGGCTTCCGTGGTGCATCTTCAACATGGCATTCGTACTGACTGAGGATGCTCGGATCCACTTCCCCCGGCGTGTACTTCCGCATCCACTGACTGGCGATGTCGAAATCCAATGGGAACTCCAGACGGGTCAGCACCTCGAGCGCCAGGCCGAAACAATCGTATGTCTCCGGTCCGACTCCGCCGAGTTCGTAGGGCTTGCCGATCAGGTCATCCCATGATCCAGGTCCCATCAGATTCTCCTCCTCGGTATTCCAGGGAAGCCGCCGAACCGGGCGGCGTTGTTGTGGACTTCGCAGCCGTTCGAGCCTTCGAGGGTCTTGTCGCAAGCCGTGCCTGATCCTGTTCCACCAGTGGCAATGACCCATCCGCACTCGCCGGATGCAAATGCCCATCGGCATCGGTGCCTGTAGTATGTCTGATGTGGGAGGTCCACCTCGAAGAATGGATGATGGCTCAGTCGGAAATTGACGGCCTCCTCGGTGACGCTTACTTCCCTGATCATCAGGGTGGATTCGATGGTGGCGCTGCTTGATGCCAGGTTCGACTGGTGAACGATTCGCATGACCACTTTTCTGTCGAGTAGACCGCCGTGGCTTTCCAGGTAGGCCGAGATCATCCGGTCCTGGTTGCTCACCACGACATTGATGTATGGAAGGTCTCCGGCGCTGGTCTCCTCGATCTGCTCGAACCCGATGGGAAATGGCGAGTACACATTGCTGGCGAAGGTGATGGCCTGTTCATTGTTGACCAGGCGGAACACCTCTGTGTCGGTGACATGGACCTCGAACAGGACCAGCCACGCCTCATCATCGTTGATGGCGTTCTTCGCTGTTTTGAGATCTGGATGGAGATCACGCACCACTGAGAACCTCCATCAACTGGCATCGGATCTCGAATGCCCCAGGAGCCAGCATCTCGATCTCGAGCGGGCTGACCAGGGCGGCGATCGATGTGGCTGCATCCCCTGGCGCTGTCCAGGTGAACGCCTCCTCACCGCCATCCCTGTCCTCGAAGAACTGCACGAGGGTGTCCCGCTCCGCCTCGGTGAGTACCCATCGCACATCGTAGGATCGACGGGCGGCTGTACCGAGCGGCCTCGAGTGCGTGTACGGGAACTCGAAATCTGCCCGGTGGACCCGCAATGTGTGGCTTGTTTTCGTAGTCCGCTCAACTGTGAATGGAAGAGTTCCCTGGCTCGACCCTTCGCCCGCAACTGTCAGCGGCACCAGTGCCACACCCTGGGCTGCTGGGAAGTGGGTGACGGCTCCGAACTCGTTCGTGTCTCGAGTGAGATGGACGGTCCCCATCCCGAGCGGCCAGTCTGTTCCAGGCTCGTACCTCCACTCGATGGCAAGGTATCGACCTTGTGGATCGCTGAGTAGTTCCGGAACATTTTGGACGGGAAAGTACACGCCGGAGAATAGCGCAGATGTTGATCCACTCGGTGCGGTGTTCGTGGCTGCCACTCGAGCCTTCACGCTTCCGCCGCCATTATTTAGAAGCCCTGTGAATGCTCCGCCCTGAGTGATTCCGAACTGATGCCAGTATTGATCATCCGCTCCGCTGTCGGCTGTCGAAGACAAGCCATCTGAGTAGTACGAGATCGTGCTGTTCAGGTTCGGCGATGCCCAGTAGGTAGAGGCCAGCGTGCCAGGTGTGACGAATGAATCAGAGGCGAGGGAGCGGTGCCACCACATCTCGATCGTAGGGTCAGCGATCCCGGAGGAGTTCAGCCGACCGAACTGATACGAGTTGGTGGCGATCGTGTCGTCGTGCCGTGCCACCCCTGTCACCGTCTGCACCTGCGTGGTGGTTCCATCGTCGATGACAAGATTGATGGCACCCGTGCCCGTGGCATTGAACTCCCGAAGCAGCCTACAGTAGAACGGAGACGGGACAGCGCCAGGCGCACCTGTTTGGCTGATCGGCACGGCCACCTGATCGAATGTGACGGTGGTGGTGGAGGACTGCACGAACTGGAATCGCCAGGCTCCGCCCGTGTATGCGATCTGGAAGATCCCCCTCGAGGGTGTCTGGTTGTCGTTGCCGAGGTACTTGACCCTGGAGATGTCCACGGTATCGGTGAGCAGCCCGATGAACTCTTCCCAATGGGTTCCATGTCCGATCTTATGGCTGGCGGCGAGGTATCCGTCCTGGACCCTGACCCCTCGATTGCCGATGGAGTTGTTGAATGATCCGGTGAACCCGCCGGAGGTGATCCCCTGTGCCAGGTTATGGAATGGCGTGGAAATCGAGACCGCCCCGGAAACTGTCGGCAGTGCTGGCGGCTCGTCAACTCGCTGATTCAGTAGCAGGTATGCGCCCGCTGTTGCCAGCACCGGAGAGTCTCCTGCGGAGTCCTGGAGGGACTCGAAGAATGCCGAGGGTAATGAGACCGAAGCCATCAGCGCATGTCCCTACGGGTGGCTCTGGCGTTCCTCACTGCTCCCTCGATCGCTCGGCGACCAGCGGCACTGGTGAGCATTCGCTCGACGCTCGGGCCATCGACGGCGCTGATGTTGATGTTGATGGTTTCCGATCCCCGGCCAGAGCCTCGGAAGTCCACCGGGATGGATCGGCCATTCGGTAGCGGGACAACGGCCTCGCTCTGACCGCCCTCACCAATCATCGCCAGTGTTGGATTGTTGACGATCCCGCCGTGTGCGAACTTTTCTGGCCCGGCCCCATGTCCCCAGTCAACCCAGCCGCCGCCACCGCCGCCGCCAGAGCCACCACCGCCACCGGAGAAGCCAGCAGAGAGGAGGAGTTCGGCGAACTGTTGGACAACTTTCTTCGACATCAGCCTGTTGATCTCGCTGAGTACCGAGCGCAGGAATGATTTGAATGCCTCCTCGCCTTGATCGGTTCCCGCTGCGACACTATCGAAGAATCTGGCGAGCGAGTCCTCGGCGATTTTCACCACCCGCTCCCCGAGGGCCTTGAATGTTTGCTCCAGTGTTTTCACGGGCTTGATGGCACCTTCGATCCCGCCCTTGAAACTCGCCCAGGCCACCTTTGAATTCTCCCAGAACACCACCAGCGAATCGTACCATCGCTCGGTTTCTACGGTGCCCCCTTCGAGATTCTCGAGGGTCTTCCCGGTCTGCTCGACCAGGGCGACCAGCGCCTCTGGTGCCTTTTCGCCGAGGGCTGCGAGTTCCTTTTCCAGTTTCTTCAGTTCCCTGGATGCGCTCGCAATCTCATCTGCATTCCAGTCGATGTCTGTCACTCCAAGGGCTGCGGACTGTATGCCCTCCACGATTTCAACGATCCTCACCGATTGCTTTTCCCAGTCCATCCGCTCGCTGAGATCCCTGAGTAGTTCATGCGATGTCGGCCCGGCGATCAGTGGCGTGTCCTTATCCCCCTCGGATAACCTGGTCGCTCCAGTGGTCCGGATGAGGTTTTCACGCTCCGTCTCGATTGCCATTCGCTCCTTCTTCAGCATGGCTCTGGTCTTGAACAGCACCCGCAATTCGACCTGTAACGCATCGATCTCTGATTGCGGCAACATCCGCTCGACTAGGCCAGGAACCAATGATGGATCATCTCGATCCGCTCCTGTCCTCCTGGCGCTTTCGATCAGACTATCGAGATCAAGGTTCCTTGCAATCGCACCCTGGACCACTAGCAACCTGTTCGCCATCTCTTCACGAGATGCCATGAGTTTGTCCAGGCGGGTGTTCGACTTATCCACCTCGGTCTCGATGAACATCCCCACGCCAGGGATATCGGAGAACGCATCGATCCAATTCTGCACACCGCTGGCGAGTTGTCCCCACACGAATCGTATGCCCTCGACAGCCAGCAGGAATGAGTTCAGCATGAACATGAATCCATTGGTCAGTGTTTGTAACACTGGCAGCACCAGCAGGAATGCCTTCCGGAACTCCAGCCCGGCGATCCCCGCCCTGATTCTGAGTTCATCCATCCTGGCGATGAGGCCATCGAGGTGGTTTCCGAGGCCATCGAATGCTGTATCGGCGAAGTCCATCGCCAGTATTTTCATCAGGCTCGTGAACTTGTCGAGCGTGACGGCGAGCGTGCCCTGCATTAGTTCATAGGATGTATCGAGTTCGTCGAGCAGCCCCCGCTGTTCGGTCAGCATCTCATTAAAGATCCGGCCCTCGTCGCTTGAGAGTTTCAATGCCCCACGATAGCCTCGCTGGTCTGCGAACACCTGGGAAAATGGAACACCGATGCGGAGTGCTTCCTCTCGGATGTCCACGATAGTCTGGCCGAAGTTTCTGCCCGCCAGCATACTCTCGGAGAACTCGATCCCCAGCGAGCGAAGCACCTTCTGCATTCCCTCGGTCGGCTTGATGAATGCTTTCATCGTGCCAGCCAACTCGGTCGTCGCCTCTTCAGTACTGCCAGCCGTTCTTGTGATCAACGACAGCGACACCAGCATCTGGTCAACATCGACATGGGCCGCCTCGAAGGATGCCCCGACCTTGCCAACATTGTTGGCGATCTCCTCGAGGGTCGTTTTCCCCTGGACCTGTGCAGCGAACAATGACTGCGCCAGAGCGTTGATGCCATCTGCACCACTGACTCCGAATGAGTTGGCGACCACCGCCAGGCCGCTGACAGTTGCCGATAGGTCTGCTGATCCAGCGACTGCGAGCCGGGTGGCGATGTTCAAGGTTTCCATCGCATCGCTGGCCTTCGTTCCAGCACTGATGACATTGAACAAGCCATCGGCCAGTTTCTCGGGAGCGATGCCGGATTCGACTGACAACTGCTGGACCTGTTCGGTGAACCCCTCGAGGCTATCCCGTGCCTCTTTCCCGAGCGTGCCGACCTTCGCCATCTCCCTGTTGAACTCTGCCGGACCACGGACCAGCGCCTGGAACCCGCCGAGGACTGCGAGCAGCGCCACCGCCTGAGTTCTGGCACCAGCCATCATGCTTCGCATCGCACGCCCGGCTCGGATGGTCTGCGTCCTGATCGTGGCGAGACTCCTGCGGACCGCAGTGAATGCGGGTTTCGTCAGGTTCTTCGCCATGAGTCGGATGTTTAGCAGTGCGGAACTAGCCATCGGCATTCTCAATCGTCTGGATCTCGCCGACCACTACAGCATGAGCATCAAGGAATGATTGCGACTGGTCGAGGATGCCACCAGCCACGGGCCAATGGCCATCCCTGGCGTGAGCCACATACCTGATGACGGTCGAGATGTATGGGTCGATGAATTTACGAGGGCATCGCTTCAGGCCGATCGTGCCTGTGCCATTGCATCTGGTGCAGTCCGGCCAGCGGCCACACCCGCAGGGATACCGATCGAGATCGTGCGGCGTGTCGGTGTCGCATCCCCAGTCGGCTCGGAACCGCTCGGCGGATTCCGTCCCCTGGGAACATATCGAACAGTCCATCGGGTAGATTCCCATCGCCATCCTGGTTCCTATGATCAGTTTCCCTGGTCGCCGCCAGTCAACCCCGACAGCGAGGCGATGAACTCAAAGACCTTCACCGCTACATCGACAGGTAACGCATCGAGGTTCTCGCCACTACATGGAAGGGCTGCGCCTTCGCCAGTGGTCACGCCGTCCCAACTCTTTACACACTTATGCAGAACCTGATACACGCCATCGGCATTGGTCTCGACATTCGATAGCGTCTGTGACAGGCCCAAGACTTGCCGACCAGTAAGCGACACCACCGAGAATGTAGCACCCTCCACATCGACGGTATGCTGCTGGGTCGGGTCGATTACAATCCCCACTACAGGCACACAATCTGTAGGTCGTCATCGCCCAGGGTGGACTCATTCATCGCCAGGTCGATCGACACTGTAGCGATGCCATTGCGGTCGCCTGGGCTGACTCCCGTGTACTGCGCTTGCGGTGCCATGATCTTGAAACTGTTCCCGACATCCGATCCCACTGTGAACTTCATCATTCCCTCAGTGTTCGCATCGAGTCGCCCGAACCAGTCATGATTGCCCGTTCCCGTCACCACTGTCATCTCGGGATCAATGGATCCTTGCACCTGTCGATTGACGATCTGCGTGGACACCACGCCGCTGGCGGTGTTCATGCTGCGCCTGACTTGTAGATCGTTGTTCGTGTTCACTTCGATGTTATCCACCACTGCGGCGAATCCGCCACCGACTGAGAACAATGCGCTGAGTAGCGGCTCCGGTGTCGTCGTCGGGTAGGCTACGCCATTCAGCAATGGGCCATTCGCCGTGGCGACTTTCGGGCCAGTGAATTCGAACATGGCTTGCACGGGCTGCCCGGTGGATGCCCTGAGCGTGACATTCCCACGGGCACCGATGATCCTGTGGCGCACGCCGTCATTCAGTAGATCGACCGAAGAGGATGGTGCCGAGGTAGTGGAGTATGTGCTGGTGGTGGAGTAAACGAATCCCACTGGCCCCGTGATGGTTCGTCCCGACTGTGCCATCGTCGCCGTGGATGTGCCCCCCACGATATCCCCTGTGCCTGGATTCGATCCCCCTGATGAGATGTAGATGTTGTCGCCATCAACGGCCAGAACCGTCTCCTCGAATGTTCCCGTTCCCGTGATGGTTTCGCCGACCACGAATGTCCCGGTGACAGTGCCGCCAGCCAACAGGTCGCAAGTCGCCTTGGCGAAGCCGCAAGACTGGAGCGCCGGGCCGAACGGTGGAGCCACTGTGGCGGAGCCACTGCCCGCCAGTTCAGTCGTGTATGTGATGCTCCCTGTTTTCACACCTGCGATGCTGGCTCGAGATCCTACCGAAGCCCGGAAAGGGTTCCGCTCGAACTGCTCGATGTCTGCGGTGAATCCAGTTTCAAAGATATTGAATGCAGCATCGCCAGCGACTGGAGCATTTAGTTGTCCTTCGGTGCTTTCATTCTTGATCGCTACTTGCGTCTTCCTGGTAAGTAATGGCACTAGATCTCCTCCAATGTAATCCCCACGGAACTCTGCCCGCCAGATTGATGTGTGATCGTCAGGCTGTCCTGCGTGATCATGTAACTTCCAGCCGAGCCGCCCGGCGGTGTCCAGGTGAGCGTGCCGCCACCATTGACCTGCCCGAACACCACGACCAATCCATCTACTTCCTCCTGCGTCAAACTGCGCCAGCCGATCTCGTAGCCCGTGCGATGTTTCTTCCCTGACGGATTACGATTCCGCCGGATCAACACGCCCGCCCCGTAACTCGCAGCCATCCCGTACTGGTGGACCTCTCGAATGCTCTGCGGGTCAAGCGTCAATGTCGGCATCAGTTCCTCGCCGTGTATGGATCCGTGATCGAATGCTGGTATCGGATTCTGACGGAAACCGTGGCCCCGACATAGGGCTGAGATTCAGCCAGGCGGAATGGATGAATGGATTCAATCTCGCAAGTCCGGGCCAATCCGCCCCTTGTCGGATCCACCATGACGGCCTTCTCGACATCTGCGGCGAGGCTGTCCACCACCGTGGCGGTGGAGCCACTGACGACATCCTGGTCATGGACAGCGAACAGGTCGATCGTTATCGCCAATTCGCAGTCAGCCCGCTCGGTCGGTCCCTGGCTCTTCCGCTCGTCCTCGAAGTTGACCACGGCGGTCGGCACCTGCGCCACAGTCAACCCGCCCTGCATGAATCGTTGCACGCTCACCAGGGTATTCTCGTAACCATTGCCCGTGGTGATATCGCCCAGCGCCGTGGCGATGTTTGCGATGATCTGCTCCCTGACACTCGCTGGCATTTATTTACTCCTCTTATTGATTCCCCATACCATGCTTTTCAGGGCTTTGGTAATTTCCTTGTCGTACCGCTCGAGGGTCTCACTCTTCATGGCTTTCCAGAGTTTGTAATATCGCAGCCCATCCTTTTTCATCTGTACTCGCTTGATCAGTAGCATCACCGGGAATGGCTTGGCTCCCGATTTCTTGTGCCTGGCCCAGAGGATCGTATACGACCCTTTGACCTGCCATTGGAAGTTGTAGGCGGTGCGCAATCCGCCCGGCTTCAGGATCTCGCCAACGGTTCGCCATGACGGCTTCGCCCTGGGCTGGACTTCGCCCGCTCGGCGTTTCCTGGCATTGACATTCCCGGACAGCACGATGGGTATTCCCAGGTATGGCCCCTTCGCCTGGATCTTCTTCCCCTCCTCCATCGACTCTGCGGCCTCGCTCCGTGTTCCGATGTTGCCGCTGATCTGCTTCACTGATTTGACATGGCTGCTGCTGTGCCGCCGGGCTTTCGGCGGTGTCGGCGGGTGAACTTGCCAGATGAATGATCGGCCTATCGGTGGCATTTTCCCTGCGCTGGCAGCGCCTCGAGGGTTCGCCGATTTCTTCCCCCGGATGTTCGCTGGCGTTTTCTTCAAGAACTCCTTGCGGAATCCGCCGAGCGCCCTGGAGGTGCCATGCCACAATCCTCGAGCCATCACGGTCTCGCCAGTGGCCATCGCCTCCTGGAAGGATTTCAGGTTCTGTAGGTCTGGGAAGATGTCGATCATTCCATCGCCCTGACTGTCCAGAGATTGGCATCGCTGTTCAGGAGCCGAACCACCCGGCATCGCACCTCGCCCTTGTATGGCTCGACCTTCACCAGCACCTCGTCGGTGCCAACATCCACGATTGCGATCTTCCCCGATTCGCTCCCTCGAGGCAGGTAAATGTCCACAGGCTTCACGAGATTGTCCTGGAGGATCTTGGAAGTGGAGCGCACCACGACAGCGGTGATCACGACAGCATCGGCGGTGACTCCGCCAGGGTAGTAGGTGACCTGTTCCATCGCCTGATAGTTGAAGAAGTCCAATGGCATCGATTACCTCACAGCCAACAGGTGAACCATGCCAGGGTCGTGGTCGATGATTTCGACGACACGCACCCGCTCTGCTGCTTTCCCATCGGTCACGACTATATCGGCGAGATCTTGCCCGGCGTTAACGGTGGACACCCCGAGAACTGCATCGGTAACAATCCAGAGTTCGACATCAACGGTCAGCGATCCAGCCTCCATCGTATAGGCGATGATCTCCGGCTCGGTGCGCTGTACGATTGCCCGGATGGATTTCCCTGCGGCCAGGTCTCCGCCTGGGTAGTAGGTGATCGCCTCGGTCAACACCTCGATCGCCATCATCGCTTTCGCTCCGGCCTTGATGAATGGTTCAGATTCCGTGATCGACACGGCGGTGGTGGCTGTTCCGGATCCTGTCCCCGAGACCGTCACGAGCAGCCCGATGACCATCGACGAAGTAGCGGCGGCGGAACCGACTGGAGCGAGGCGCAGGGATGCCGACCTCGAGACCGCTGACGAAGCCAGGCCGCTCGCTGCGACTGTCACTGACAAATTACGGGTGACCGTGGCGGTCGCCGCCGCTGTTCCAGATCCAGCAGATGCCGCCGATAGGGTCGCCTCTTGCCCGGTCGAGATGCTGATGGTGGCGGTCCCGGCTGCTGCTGCTGCTGCGAGCAGTGTGGCCGCTCGAGTGGCTGCGCCTGTGGCGGTAGCGAGTCCTGTGGCGGTCGCTGACAGCGTGACCTGGCTGGTGGACTCGAGGGCGGCGGTCGAGGTTCCCGAGCCTGTGGCGGCGATGGCGAGCGTGACATCAGTGGTCGTGGATATCGCAGCGGTCGATGCCCCTGATCCTGTGGCTGTCGCCGACAGCGTGCGAGTCGTAGCGGCTGCAATGGCGGCGGTCGATCCCGCTGCGCCTGTGGCTGTCACCGCCAATGTGACATCAGTGGTCGTGGATATCGCAGCGGTCGATGCCCCTGATCCTGTGGCGGATGCGGTCAGTCCTCGATCAGCAGTGGATGCGATGGATGTAGCCGTCGAACCGGATCCAGTGGAGGCGGCGAGGAGCGAGGCGGAGCGGGCCAGGATTGTCGTGGCGATCGATGCGCCTGTGGCGGCTGCGGCGAGCGGGACATCCGTGGTCGTGACGATGGCGGCGGTCGACGATCCAGAGCCTGTGGCATTAGCGGCCAGGGCGACATCGGTGGATGCCGTAATCGATACAGTCGATGATCCCGCTCCCGTGGCGGTGGCGGCCAGGGTTCGATCCGCAATGGCTGCGATGGCCGTGGTCGACGATCCCGAACCTGCTGCGGCTGCGGCGAGTGTGACATCGGTGGTCGTAACGATGGCGGCGCTGGTAGCTCCGGAGCCTGTGGCGACTGCTGCAAGCGTTCGAGGTTGTCCGGCGGCGATGGCAGTGGTCGACGATCCCGAACCTGTGACAGCGCAAGCCAGGGCGACATCGGTGGAGGCGGCGATGGCCGTGGTCGAGGATCCTGCACCTGTGGCAGCGATGGCGAGCGTGACATCCGTGGTGGTGACGATGGCGGTGGTCGAGGATCCTGCACCTGTGGCAGTCGCTGCGAGGGCAACATCTGCGGCGGCGGCGATAGCGGTAGTCGAGGATGCCGAGCCTGTGGCTGTAGCGGCGAGCGTGACATCCGCAGCGGCTGCGATGGCCGTGGTCGAGGATCCCGAACCTGTGGCACTGGCGGCCAGTGCGACATCCGCAGTGGCGGCGATGGATACGGTCGATTCGCCCGAACCCGTGGCGGATGCGGCGAGATCCTGAACTGCCGAGGCCGTGTGCGCCACCGTAGCGCCGCCGGAGCCTGTGGCCTGACCCGATACACTCACGGATTGCGCTGCTGTCAGGGCGGCAGTGGTGGCCCCGGATCCAGTGGCTTCGGAAGCGATTGCCCTGTCCTGCACGGCTGCGATGGCAGTGGTCGAGGAGGCCGAGCCAGTGGCGGTGGCGGCCAGGGTGACCGTGGTGGCGGCGGCGAGGGCGGCAGTCGATTCCCCTGCACCTGCGGCGGCGGCGGCCAGGGTGACAGTGGTGGCGGCGGCGATCGCCGTGGTCGAGGTTGCTGCGCCCGTGGCTGTAGCGGCGAGCGTGACATCCGCAGCGGCTGCGATGGCCGTGGTCGAGGATCCTGCGCCAGTGGCGGTGGCGGCCAGGGTTCGATTGGTTCCCGTCGATGCTTCCTTAAGGGCGATCCATAACGCCGCCATTCGGTCATTGCTGCCAGTGCCATCGTGTGCCCAGGTCAATGCGGTATTGTCTATCGCAGTATCGGCTGCGGAGAAATTCGCAAACTCCTGATAAACGGATGAGATGGATGCCCTGTTACCAATCAGATTGTCAACGAGCGAACCGTTTTCATGGAGACACTGTGACCATCCCGATGGCCGGGTAGCCATTGTATCCCAGTCGTTTACGAAGGCGTGGCCATACGCTAAGACGCTGACGGCTCCATCGTAGATCGTTGATGACCAGTTTGTGGAACTGGCTCCGGTGCCCCATACGATCTGGTCGCTGCCGTCGATGAAGTTTGCGGTGTCGTTGGCGACTGCCATCCCTGTTACGAGTGCAGTGGTGTCGATACCAGTGCTACCCCGGAGCAAGTAGGCATACATGCTGATTCGGTCGTTGCCGCCATTTTGGAAGGTGACACCGATCTGGACTTCGCCTGACCCATTCAACTCTGTTGAAGTGATCGGGAGATAATAGAGGTACAGGTATCTGCGATTCTGCGGCTTATAAACGCCATCGACTGGATCACCATTATCATCGACGGCTCCGCCGGGTAGCGGTACACCAGTGGGATCGCTGGCTGATGCATTGCTATCTGTCGTCACGATAATCGTTCCTGCCTCAGCAGGTCTTCCTCCACGGTTTGACCCGAACAAGACCAGCAGATCTCCCGCAGTTGCGGCCCGGATTAACGCTGGCAGCGTGTTCGTTCTCAGAGAATGGAATGGAACATCCCCGGCGGCAGGAGCGATGATCGAGATTGCCATCAGTATGTGATTTCTAGTTCAATGGTGATGGTCCCGGCCTTGTATGCGTGAGCGACGAAGATGTCCACCGATCCGCTGATGGCCCCGGAAGAAGGAGTCACCCAAGATGTGAAGGTGTCGGCAATAGCACTGTCGAGATTGATGTCGGATGTGAATGCCTTTGATTTCGACACTCGTGGATCAGTCGAGACATATGGATGCCCTGTCGGCAAACTGGATTCAATGCCCATCGAATGGGCCAGCCACCCCTCGATCTTCTGCCGTTGCGAGGTACTCCACACCCTGTCAGCGATGATGATCCGAGAGATCGAATGCGAGTCAGTGTTCCATGAGTCGTTCTTCCGCTCTGCACACAGGTAGTCGAATGAGATGTTGTTGTTCGGTGCGCCGCTGATTGATTCCGATGTGCCGTCAATCCACAGCAGAACAGCATCGGATGTGGACTTCGTGAGCGTCACGATTTCACCATTCCCGACAGCGGTGCTTGAGCGGGCGGAATCTTGAAGGTCATCCCGGATCCTGAATCCTCCGGCTTGATTCCCTAGTCGAGTGCATTTGGTTCCAGATCCAGAATCGCCGCCAATGATGGGGCCATTCGATGAACTGAATCCATCGACGGCAATGGCAACCGAGAACGGATCACCGCTGGCAAAGTCGAGAGGATCGCCGAGGGCAACTCGGTCTTCATCGGCTGCTCTGAATTGAACTGCAGGATACCCGGTGATGTTCGCCCCAGCATCTTCCCACACTGGAGTTGCTCCTGAAGGTGCAGTGCCGTCATTCCCTTCGCCGGAGGAGTCCTGCCAGAACGAGAACGCTGTACCGTCTGCGAGACCTTTGATGGAAGCAGCATCGTAGTCGGCGACGACTCCCATCGTCGGGATGTACTTACTATCCTTGGATGACGCAGCGTCGATGTTGAAGGCGAAATACCCGGCAGCCACGGACTTCTTCGCTCGTACCTTGCTGATTGTCGTAGACGGACCGAAACCCATTCGAGCCGCCGGACTCATCCCACCTTCGGCGATAGAATCACCCGGAAGTATGATGGAGATTGTACGCCGTGCCATGTCGCCACCTAACTATAATCGAGGGCCGCTCCATCGACATTGGATGAAGCGACCCCCGGAAGCACGAAGATGGATGGCTAGTTACTTCAGCGTAATGTCAATGTCTGCTGCTGCGATCGTTACCGTGTCGCCGTTCGTCACTGGCTTCGCAACGGTCAGCGCCCCGTACATGAACATCGTATTACTGACAACTGGCGGGCCAGCGGAATATCCGCTTCCAAAGTGAAGACCGAAGTGGGTGATGTTGCTCGACCCGTTCCAATCCCCCGTGGCTGTCCATGAGATCTGTGCGCTGTTCGACATCACTGTGCCGAGTGCAGTATCGGTCGAGGTGGATTCCGTCCCGGCGGTGAATGCCACGAGTTTCCTCGAGTACCCGGTGCCGCTCGTCGACACCTCATTGGTCAGCACTCCATTCTCGCCTGGCGATGCGGTGTGATGCAGGGAGATGTACACGCCCTGGTTCGCTCCGCCAGTATCGGATGGAGTGAATGCCGTGGATCCACCGAACCCATCAGCCTTGAGCGTTACGCCCTTCAGCACATAGGACAGGAGTTGGACCTCGCCCTCATTCGTGAACTGAGACAACGATCACCCCCTTTATGCGAATGTGTTTTTCACTGCGTACTGCCACACGCCGTTACCGACAGCGCACGATTTGCTGATCCCGTACTGGTGTGCATCGTTCTGGAATGCGAAGTCGGAACCCTCCGCCAGGGCTTCGATCTGCGGTGCGTTCTCCTCCTGGAGGATGTACGGCTTGATCGAGGAATCGCTGCGGTAAGCGTAGTAGGTCGAGGATCCTGCGAGGCGTGGATTGACAGCCAGGCGCATCTGATATCCCGACAGGTTCGCCACGCTGTTCGTGCGTGTTCCGCCACCATCGGTGATGATCTGATCATTCAATGCCCGCTGTGCCACGCCGTACAGGCCAGTCGGCACCACCACGGTCAGCGCCTCGAGTCCGTCATTCATCGGCTCGCCTCCGGCATCTTTGAATCCCAGCATCGCCTCGAGAGTACCGAAGATGGATGACTCAAATTCTGCGGTGGTCGGCGCTGCTGGCGAGGCTGCCGCTGGTGCCAGGGCGTTGTCATTCGACGCTACCCCATCATGGTTCAAGCCATAGAAGGCCACCCCATCATAGGTGTCGGAGTTCGCCACGATGGTGTCGGTCAGGAGTTTCGCCCAGTGCTGTTGACTGCGTGCGGCGAGTTCGTTGATGCGCAATTGAATCTGACCAGTGGAGTCCCTGCGGAGTTCCGCACGGCTCACCTCGAGGCTCGCCTCGAAGCGCTGATTGCGGACAACCTGAGAACGCACATCCAGGCGATTCGCCTGGCGGCCACCCAACCATTCCCGCATGGCTGGCAGTTCGGCCAACCATCGATAGGTCTCGGATTCTTGGTCTGAAGAAATCGACATTCCGATGTCAGAAACCCATGCTGGCGGCTGCGCCTCCTCGAGGGCCAGAAACAGGCGACCGATGATCGATCGTGAAGAGAGATCTGCGAGTCCCATGAATAACCCCTTACGCTAATGATCTCAGGCTAGCAGCCTGGAAGTGGACGATGACCACAGCGGTGGATGCTGTTTCGCTTTCAATTCGATGGACACGGCCCACGGCCAGCCCACCCGTTGACACATCATCGAATGTGTTGTTGTCAGATGCGTACACGGTATCGCCGACATCAACGGATGCGGCGATGGCCATCGTCAACTTGATCGCACCCTGCGCTCTGACATGAGCGTGAGTGGCTCCATCCGCCTGGACCGCTTTGGTCATGGCGAAACCTGCGAAGGTGTCGGTGTTCACGAATGTTCCGGCGGTGTTCGTGGTCGCTCCGAGCGTCACCACTTGGCCCTCGTAGATCGTAGCGCTGGCGGTCAGCGCATGATCGTTGAAGACTGGCTCCACTCCCGACTCGAACGCCCTAGCGACATCCTTGGTTGCTGCTGCCATCAGTTGGCCTTCCCACGGACGATGCGCCCGTTCTCGATTGCTTTGGTGTAGGCTTCCCAGACCTCAAAAGTGCCGAACTCTGCGGAGAGTTCAGTATCAGCCTCGAAGGTGGATCGAGGATCCGATGGGCTGGCATCAAGCGGGCCGACTGGCTCCGGCGTGCTACTCAACTTGTGGGCGAGGCGCTCCTCGATCCCTTCTTTAACATCTGCCATCAGTCTTTTGACTCCCTCTTCCTGGGTGACTCCCTGCTCGACGATCTCCGTCACGATGGACAGTTGATCCGGCAGACAGTGCCCGATGATGCCGTTGACTCGCTCCCGCTCCCTGCGGATGCCGTCCTCGACTCCTGAGTCATACCGCTCGGCGAACTGTTCATCAGTAGCGCTCTCATCCTGGTCAGAAACTGCTGGCGCTTCCGGCTTCTCAGGTTCCATGATTTTCTCCTCTTTTGGCGCAGCCGTGAAGACTGCATTGATTTTGATTTCTGACAGGGATGCCGCTCCGGTGTTCTCGTCGGCTCCGAGGCTGGTGAATGTCACCTCCCGGAGAGATGCCTGGCGGAACACATGGGCTGGCCCGTGAATCTCTCGACCATTCACCGTGGAACTTTCGCCCTCCTCCAGACGCTCGATCGACTTCGGCGGGACATACACGCTGGCTTGCCACGGAAATCCGGAAGCCATCATGCTCTGCACTTCCAGGCCATCTTTTGTGTCCAGGAATGTACCCTCGGCCACCAGGCCATCGTCCGTCACTTCAATCTTAAAGGTATGCCCCACGATCCGCTGCGGGTCGTGGTCACGCAGGGCGGGCTTGCGTTGTCTGCCGATCTTCAAGCCATCAAAATCGATGGCGAAGTTGCCCCAATGCGGATGGTTCTCAATGACATCACCCGAGTTCGCAACCATCCGAAACTGCGCTCGATCTTTCTCATCGCTGCGTAGATCGAAGGTGGAATGCTCTGGATCCACAATCATCAATGCTGACCTCGGCACGGTCATCTCGTCATTCGTCATCCTTACCTTTCATCTGTAGTTCTTCCATGAATGCTTGCTCCCTGGCCCGCTGCTCGAGGACTTGCTCCCAGTCTCGGCCCTGGGCGGCGGCTTCAATTGCGAGGCTCGATAATCCTGCATCAATCGCCATCGTGGCCGACTCCACTTCCTTCTTCGGATCCACCCAGCCATAGGATGGCGGAACCCAGCGGCTGCGAACAATGTGATGCTTCAGTCGCTCGAAATCCTTCACCGGGATCTCGCCACGCATCCACGCTTCCTCCACCACCATCGAATACACTTGCGTGCAGAGGTGATCGGTGATGTACCGCTGCCAGCGTGTGAACACTCGGCGGGCTTCGAGTAGTGCGGCCCTGGCGCTCGAGTAGTTTGTCTGGCTGAAGTCTTTCGCCACCAGTTCATACGGTAGGCCCATCGAAGCGCCGATCGATCTGAGGTGGCGCATTACGAATTGATCGTATCCTGTGCCATTCGCCGTGCCTGGATTCGAGAAGGTCACCTGCTCGCCCGGTGCCAGATACGAAATCATGCCTGGCTCGATTTCCTGGATGCGCTGCTGGCTGACAGTTTCATCGCTTCTGTTCACGGCTGCATTGTATGGATCGTCACGCTGGACGAACATCGAGAAGCACGCCGATACCCGCTCCCTGACCAGTACGGCCTCAGAGAACGAACTCAGATCCTTAAACGACTGGAGCGCAGGAGCGAGCATCGGCTCGCCTCGTGTCTGCCCTGGTCTGGTGTTGTTCATCAAGTGGATCATCTGCGGCGTGCCATCGCTGTCGAGCGCACGGATTCGCCTGTGCCTGGCATCCTTCCTGCGCTCGTAAATGCCATCGCCGGGATGCGAGACCCGCAGCCAGTAGGCCACCGGGTGCCCATACTTCCCGAGTTCGACACCGCTGCGCCGATTGAATTTCCCATTCACGCTGTCGAGATCTCCGGGCGACTCCAGCCTGTCAGGCTCGATGACTTCGAGCGCCAGATCGTAAGGCGAGGACACTCGGCTGATTCTAACGGGTAGCACCAGAGCCTCGCCATTAACGATGATGCTCCGCATCACTGCGGCCTGGAGGTCGTAGAATGTCATCCCTCGGGCGATGTCTGCGTGCGGTGCCCATCGCTCCCATGCGAACTCGCACGCTTTGCGAATCGCCGCCGCATCTTGATCGGATACACCGAGCGCAGAACCATCGATCACTGACTGCGGGCGGATCCCTGTCCCGACTACATTGTCAACCAGGCTCCCCACCACGCTCGAGGCGTGTGGATCATTCCGCATCAACTCCCTGGAGCGTTCCCGCAGGAGGCTCAGGTCTGGGAGCAGATCGGAATCCGCTGATCCGGGAGTCACCGCCCAATTGTTGCTCAGGCGAGTTTCCCGTGCGCCTCGGAATGCTTGCGAGAAATGTTCCCCGGCGGTCCTGGCGGCTTGCCGCTCCAGTGCCCGTCCAGGTGCGAACACCTCGATGGCTCGATCGATGGCTGATGTTAGTGTTTGGCGTATGTTCATTTCGGTCTCACGAACCGGACATAGTTTGTAGCGTTGTCGGTCTGCTCATTGGCAAGTTGCGAAATCAATCGACGCTCGAGATCCATCAACTGGGCCAGCGAGTAATGCGAAAGTTGCCGCCCGTTGATCTCGTAGGACTGGACAGCGCCGCCATCCATAAGGGCATCAATTGCATCTCGCACCTTTTGTAGTCGTGTAGCCGTGGAGTTCGCCATGCGTACAGTGTGACGATGAAGCGTGGAGGCCGTCCACTGGCTCACTATTCCTGGATGAAGATCAGACAACCGCCAACGCCAGCGAACAGGACCAATTCATTCTGCTGCACTCTTCGCCCTTGAGTCATCTTCCCATGATCGGTAGCGCAGGGCGCATTGCTTGCACTTGTGATATCGCAGCCGCCCCTCT